AAGCGGGGGGATTCGAACCCCCGGTACCCTAACGAGTACGTCAGTTTAGCAAACTTTGGGATTGTATTTGATAATCAGTTTGTTATGCGCAAACTGTAAGACCAATGTAAAAACTTATCACTTTTATATTATTTAACAATGTTGTGAAGGCTATTTACTTCTTTCTAGTAAGAGTTTAGATACACGTACTTGTAACTGCTGCAACTCAAGATTGCTCAACCCTTCCAGATCTACATTTGCAATCTTTATTTTCTTATTGCTCTCGTCAAAAGAATTTTTCCTTTCCTCTAAAAGAGCGGTTACTAACTCGTCTATTTGCCCCTTGATCTTTTGAGCCTTTAGCTCATAATTGATAGTTCTTGCCATGATATATTAGTTTTTAATGTTATTTATTTGTGAAATCAAGCTTATAGCCTAAAGCATCGCCTATTTTGGACAATAGGTCAACACCTGTGCTGTATTTACCTGTCTCTATCCGGGCGATGTTGCCCGGCGCTAGGCCTGTAAGTTCCGCTAGTTTGTACTGTGATATCCCAGCTTCCATGCGTAGCTGAGCTATCCGCTTGCCTATTCGCTCCCGGTCATTCATCTTGCTCGTCCTCCCGATAGATAGACTTTTATTAGATATTTCATAATGATCATTCCATATCTTCTATGGTATAATCTCCAGATGCGGCAGGCGCAAGCTCATTTACAATACTGTCAATTTTTTCCGAATCTTCATCAGATATTTCTATCTGCATATTTTCATTGCAGATCATATTAATACCATTATTTTCTAAAATCTCTAATAATTCACGATTGTTGCAATATAATATCTTCATACTTCTTTGCCCGTCACGCCGGTAGCTCAGCTTTTATTATTATTTATTGTAACTCTCCCTTTAAAATGTCATTAACGTAAAGCAAAAAGTTTCTGTCGCTTACTTGATCATCGGCAAAACAATCAAACAACATGCCGTTGCCAAGTTTGGATATTTTTTCAAATGCGGCTTGCATTAATTGAGACGCTTTTTCCCTTGTACTCTCAGGGGCTTCGTTAACAAATTTATCGATTCTTTTTTTGACATCTTCAAGCATCATTTCATGTGCTTGCTTTCTGCCTTGCTCTGTCTTGGATAGTTCTCTATACGTAGATGTATTCATTTCCTTAATGCCGCTTATCCGTTGCCGCCGGTTCTATTGTTATTTTGATATTGCAAATATACTATCAAATTTGATAGTATGCAAGTTTTTCAATGGCTATTTTTTATGCTTTATGGCATATTTTCGTCCTCTTTATCCTCCAAGACTTTTTTAAGCTGATAGAGGCTTATGATATCATATTCAAACGTAGGATTTTCCCAGTTCTTCCGGACGGAGTTTGTCTGGACGGAAATATATTCACAACGCTTTGACCATATATTAAGATCGCAAATAAAGATACGCTGATAATTAATCGATCATTTAAAGCTCAAAAAATAATCCTTAGCCTCTTTTGGCATCCTTCGGCCCTCGAGACAGATATATCTATCCGTGGTGCCTCTCGTATGACCAAGTATTTTCTTTATCCATATCTCCGAGACACCACGTGCCGCCAGATTGGAGGCGCAGCTACGACGTGCCGTATGCGACGCTATAAGATCGCATTTCCTGCCAGTCACATTTTTCCCTGCTTTAAAACACCTTGTTTTTGCTATTATTCCCGCCTTCTCTGCAAGTTTTCGGATGGTATCGTTAAAATATACGTCAGACACTATTCGTCCGCTTAAAGCGGGGGATTGCTCCTTTATAAACCGTTTCAAAACTGGCGATACCGGAATTTCAACAAAAACTTTAGTTTTCTGCGAAACATATGACAGCCATCCGTCCTGGATGTTTTCTTTCGTAAATTGACAAAAGTCGGAATGGCGAGCTCCCGTGACGCAACCGAGCAAAAACTGATCCCTTATCAACAGTTCGGTCTCATTCGCTACCTGCACTTCTGATAGCCGCCGTATCTCTTCCTCGTCCAAAAAAGTATTCATCGACACTTGCTCTTTAAGTGTCAATATAGAGGCAAAATCGAAGCTCAATCTAGACTCATCTGAATATCTGTTAAGTACGGCTTTTAATTTAGCCGCATATTGCCGAGCGGAATTAGGGGATACACGGTCGATCATATATTCGGTAAACCGGATAAGCCGAAGCTTTGAGAGCTCGCTCCATTCGGCGTCGCATCCGTTCGCCTCCTCGAACATCCTGATGATGATCCCGTATTTCGGGTACTTTTCTAAAAAAGCCTCTTTAAGTGCAATCATCGCTTACTCCTTTCATCTTTTGTGTTTGCCGCTATAAACAAGACGGATATAAACGCTATTATTATTACCCCGGCCATTATCGCCAAGGTTTTAAAGCCTCCCAAAAGTGTGATTATTAAAATGATCCATACAACTATACCTATTTGCATCGCTTTATATTTTATGCAGGGCGAAAGCCCTGCTGGTTAATTTAAATCAGGAATCACACATTATATTATATTTGTCCTTCAATTTGTAATAAATTGACTCGGGGACGGAAATACATCCGTTATCGTAATGTTTGATTCGTTTGTTTTTTATCTCTTTCTTACATTACAAATATACAACAACTTTATATTATACGCAATGTTTAAATAGCTTATTTTCAATATTATACGAAATTTGATAAGTGGTAAAACATTCAATATAAAGCGGGTTGCGTAGACTTGTCGAATAGGTTTTGTGTCACCATGGATTAAGAGGTTAACAACGAAATAAGACTTTAAAAGCTGAGTATTTGGGTGTAATGGATGGTTTGTGATAAGGGAGGGAGGTTAAATGTATATAGACTGCTTCTATTATTATGATAGATATTATCTATTGAATTAGATGTGACGAGGAAGATATTTTTAATAGACAGAGTCTATTTGTGATAATAGATTTTATCTATATGTATTGTAGTTAAAATATGTATATGGTTACAACAGCTAAAGCTTATCTTTTTTTATTCTAATCGCTTTTCCCCTGTGGACATCCTTAATAAACGGGATATATTATTATTGTCTATCATTGTTTATATTATATGTATAATATAAAATACTATGTGTTGTAACTTGTTGATTAATAGTGTTTGTTGGTGAAAAAGTATGCAAAAATACACCCACCCCCCCCCTGTTATATCATACAAGAAAAGGCTGTTACCTCGTCTAAAAATTTTTTTCTCCCATTTTTTTCTAGTTTGTTTGTATATAAAAATATGTAAATGATTTACAATTATTATGTATTTTGTCATTTCGTATCACTTTTGCTACAAAATAAATACGATGTAATATATAGTTTTAATCTATAATATTGTGATTTTTAATAGATTTTATCTATGATGATATAAAATATACGTTATCTTTGTGTGGTAGATTAAATGATATATATCATTATATTATGGAGTTAGATATTTCAAATAATGTAGATATTGGATTTGATTGTGATTGTAACTCTCAGAGTGATAGTCTTATATCTTGTATAGTTCAGAATCTTGTTCATACGGGTAATAGATACGAAATGGCTATTTCTGGGAGTCCGACAGGGAAGGAGAGCTCAAATTTGTATTATGAGAACCTTGACAGCGTCATAGAGTCGGTGTATACGACAGTATCGAAAAGCGATCTCGCCCTTTATAAGGGTAATGTCTATTTTTTCACGGGCAAGATATACGAGATAGTTCCGGGACATGCTTATTTGAAGCGTGCTATGCGTACATATTTGCGTGTATCCGGTGTTCCCAAGGCTTTCATTGTTCGAAGTATTAAGGATATAATGGCTGAGATGTACAATTCACTTGAGATAAACAGGGTGTTGCGTCCTCGATATAACGTCATGGCTTTTGAGAATGGAGTCGTGGACATGCGGGATGGTGTTTTGCGTCCTTTCTCTAGGGATCATCATGTTATATATCTTCATCGCTATAGATATGATCCTGAGGCTAAATGCCCTAAGTGGCATTCTTTCTTGAGAGGGACGGAGTTTGGAAGGAAGGTCTATTCGGGAGGTGTTTTGCCGGACAGGAACGACCGTACGATATTGCAGATGTTTCTTGGCCTATCCTTGTATGATCGGGGGACGATGGATAAGAAGGTGGAAAACGCTCTTGTGTTGTTTGGCAATGGGTCGAATGGAAAAAGCGTTATTATGGATACCGTGATGGGGATATTGGGTGAGGACAATATATCCAATTTGAGCATGGAGGCCCTGCTTCGGGGAGGAGATGAGCGCCAGAGAAACCTATCCCAGATAGAGGGAAAGATATTCAATTGGTCCGGGGAGATGGAGGCCAAGACATTCGCCGGGAAGGAAGACGCCGCTAAGAGCCTTATATCCGGTGAGCCCCAGCTTGGGCGTAGGATCGGGAATAACGCCTTTAAGATAACGAATATTCCATACTTCATATTTAACGCTAACCGTTTCCCCGCTGGAGGAGATAGCAGTTTTGGTTTTTTCCGTCGTTTTATATTCATCGTGTTTGATAAGGTCATTGACGAGAGGCACATGAACTTGAGATTGACCCATGAGCTCAAGGATGAGTATCCCGGGATATTGAATTGGATAAGGAGGGGGGCTTTGCTTCTTCAGAGGAATGGCTTCAAGTTCCCGGAAAGTGAGGGGAGCCTGAGGAAACGCATCAATGAGATGGGATTATCGGCTCTTGGTAAGTCATGGGCCATGGCTAGAGGCTTCTTTGCCCTCCCGAGAAAAGGGATGCCTAATGATATGCCGCATGAGGTTGATTTCGCTATCATTTATGATGATGTCAAGAATTACGCGGAAGAAAATGGTTTCCCGATGGTGAGCAGGCAGACGTTAGCCGCCCATTTCAGGGAATTGGGGTTTGATAAGGAGAGAAAGAGAAAGGTTGGGCGAACGGTGTATTATAAATGCTATGGTCTCACTTCCGACCTGCTTGTTTCGGCATCGGTACCTTTGGTGTCTGACATGAGCGTTGGGATCAATAATGAGGGGTTTCAATATGGGGAAGATGACTGAAATACATGAATTTTACCCAACTATATATCCGAGGTTAATATGGGTGGCTAAATTGAGAAACGAAAAAGATATAAACAATATTTTTGGGGGACGAGATGGTTCCGAGATATATCTTGATATTGAAAAAGGCAATGAACCCAAAGCTACGACTTTAAAGGTATGGCATAAAGAAACGGGTAAATATGGAGTATTGGTTTGTATTCATAGCCGTATTAATGTCGGGGATGTAGCGCATGAGGCAGTTCATGTGGCGAGTTGCATCTTTGATGATTGTGGCATGTCTATGGGGTTTGATGGGGGCAAAGATGAACATTTCGCATATCTAGTCGGGTTTGCCGCTGATTGTATTAATCAAGTGAGAATTAATAAATTTAGGGAGTAATATGGAATACGGAAAGAAAATTCAGGTTCACAACTTTGTGATGCTGAAATATAAAGTTGACAAAACATCCTTTATCAAGGTAGCTTCGGCGGCCGGTGACTGGTCTGTGTCGTACCGGGAGGACAATATTATGTACTTGACTCTCGATGTGGCCAAAGAGGAGGAGTATGAAGCCTTATACAATGTATTTACGGGCATTTATGGAACATGTAATATCGTGGATTCGGATTTCACCAAAGAGGTATTTGATGCCATGAGTAGACATTTCGAGAGACTGAAAGGTGATCGATCGGTAGTTTCGGATGAGGAAGATTCTAAGATTTTAGAGGAGGAGCGTAGGATAAATGAGGTTAAGGAAGAAATAGAGAAAGGGAAATAAGTATGGATATTGAATCTATCCGTTTTATTGCGGATTAACAGAAAGAAATAGACTCTTTTAACTCGGAAATTACCTGTTTTTTCATGTTGGTGAAAGGATTTAGCAATACCATGGTTAAAAGTGATAAAAAGTCTTACCTTTTTGAAAATAATTCATTAGATGAGACTTTTTATCAAAGCAATGTTAAGGTATCATTCTTCCCCATTAGCCCATTCTTTACTATTTAAAATCTTATTGAGTTCTTCACTGTCCCACAAATAAGATTTAATTGACTCTTCGTTTTTAAGGACGGGCGAAATCATCTCCTCATGAAAGATCACTTTTGTACCATCAAATGACTTACGTGCTTCTGTTGGGATAACAACCCCATGATTTAAACACCACTCTGTTGTGACTATTACATATTTCATTTTTCTATATTATTTAAAGCTGTTTGTAATTCCTCTCCTTCAAGAGTCTTATCATAAATATCAAGTGCGTAAAAAGCTCCATTCCAACAATAGACTGAAGATTCTGAAGGATAATTCCCTAGAATCAATCCAATAATCGGGTCAAAGGTAGGTTTTCCAAGGCTTATTTGTCCATTGTAGGAGGTTGGTAAGACATACACGGGTTTCTTAGATGGGTCATATACAGATACAATGCTTTTTGAAACGTTTCCGACAATAGTCACATTTGCATTTGGATATGTATGTTCGATTATCAATCTTTTTGTAATCTCTACAGACCTATTAGATATGAAAGCTTGATTTGTTTTAGAAGGATTTAAATTAATTCTTTTATATATTATTGTGAAATCCTTGAGAGCAGGGAAATCTTCGCATATACCATAATCATCTACACCGTCAAAAACTAACGCTCCTTCATACTCTGGTATTTGTTCGATGGTAATATTACACGATTCTTGGGGTTTATTAAACTGGAATCCATAAAAGGCCCCTTTTGCAGCAAATTCAAAAGAAGGTAATGTATAAACACCATCTTGACTAATTTGAAACAGGTTTACGGGGTTTGAAATCTTGTAATTAAGCACCTGACCATCTTTCAAGCCGGAAACCCTTATTATGTAAGAAGGAATTGTAAATGGAGATTCTGAAGCAATTGATTGATAATAAAATTGTATACTCCTATCTTTAATTTTGGAGGTATTAAAGGAATGATCAGTATAAGTAATATCAGCTCTATCTTGAGGCTTAATCCATTTGTTCGGAGCCCAATTCAATTGATACAATCCATATCCACTTCCTTCTGCCCATGCAAAATTCTTTAATTGCAGATCATGTCCGTTCCCTGTTAGATCCTTTAATACAGCTCGATCTGCATCCTCGTTAGTCTTTCCTGCTGTTCGATAAGAAGCTATAGGCTTCAATGGTGGAACGGGAGGAACGCCACCGCCTGAAGATCCCCCTAGGGAGATCCTTGAGAGGCTAATACCTTTCAAGGAAATCGATAATAAGTTAATATCGTTTAATCGGATCATTGTAGTACAGATATTAAAACTGGTTTGCAATTATGAAAACGGAAACGGAGTTGTTGCTGAGCCACAATTCCTGTGATATTCTTTTCTATGGTGAGAGTATCTCTCGGAATAAGGGAAGGAGGTAATCCTGCTTCTGTAATGAACCCTTCTCCCGTGATAGAGCGCTCTAAGATTATGCTTCCCGGCATATCTACTTTTATGCGGAAAGCTAACTTGTCTGAATTGGCTGTAATGGCATCAGATATATAATCATTGCCATCTTGTTGGAAATTAACGGTTGTTGCCATGATCTTATCTTTTTAATGTTCGATATTATTCTTGTTTTTGTTTTTTATATATAGAGAACAACGATAACAGCTAAGGGGAAGATAGAAGTGCACGGTCGTATCTTCCTCTTCCACGATATCTTTTTTCATTTGTTGTAAGTCCGCTATGAGCTTAGTGGCATCAAGCCATTCTTTGGAGCCTGCTTTCATTTTTGATTTGGCGATAATGAGACCTTTTAAAGTTTCCTCCTTGGTGGCCATAGATAAGGCTTCCTCTAAGGAGATGTCATCGCGATTTTCTGACTCCATCTCTTTTCTCTCCTTCCTTCTTCCTGCCGATTCCATATATTTGGCGAAGTCTGGATTGTTAATCACGGAACGCATTTGCGACTGTATATAGCTATCTGACAAGGTTATGTTATATCCGAAAGCTGCGATATAAGCGTCGTTATCCTTCCATCCTGATAGCATGAGGTCTGCGAATATCTTTTCCTCTATCGATATCTTCGCTTTCTTGATCTCTGTTTTTATACCTCTTGAATAATCCATAGATTCATTATTTTTATGGTTACACGAATACGAAATAGCATCGGCAGTTTATATGCCATTGATATTTATAGTCTTGAATAGGGTGGAACCCTGCCATGTCGTCGCATAGCGCGCATGGGTACGAGCTACCCCGGAATGAGTAAAATCCCGTGGCACCATTTCTCAATGCTTGTTCTCCATACCACCACATCCATGCTAGCGCTATGCCGTTTCTGGATAACGTGGTGATTAAATTATATGCCGAATTGCTTCTGCCTACTCCGTAACTCATGCCCCTTGTCTCTATACGGGTAGCGGACAAGCCCTTCCCGAAAGAATTCTTTATATCCGGGTTGTTGTAAGGCGCTGAAAGACTTCTCCGGATGGTAGATAATATACCTTCTCCGGTTTTACCCAAGAATATACCGGCGGCTATCGCCGCCTCTAGTTCGAATTTATATCTATTGGCGTATTCATTTATCCTTTGCTTGAGAGTCTTGCCATGCCTTTCGTCGTTCAAGAACGCTAGAATGGCGCCTTTATCTTCTTCCCGGTCATATACGGACAATATTTCCGTTGCGTAGATAATATTATCCTTTAATTCACGGATAATCTCATCTACCTCTTCCCTTAAAGACTCATTAGAGCTGAACCGGAACAATCTAGGGGAGATATTGTATTTTGGGGATACAGCGATTATCTTGCGTGCCGCCTCTATCATGTATTCCTCAATATTATTCTTAACGCTGATTTCCGTTTCAATTCTTGTTTGAAGGAATCGTTTAGCTTCCCGTATTTGATCCCCTGTTGGCATTCGCTAATTCTATTTGACTTAGTAAATCGTTTTGTTGCTCCTCTTTAGCCTCCCTTACAATCCTTTCCCATTCGCCTGTGACGGAATACATGGGTATACGTTCGGACGCTGTTTGTCTTGATATGAATCCGTTTTGTACGGCGGAGGCCAGATCGGCGACCATGGCGGATTCATTCACGTGGATATATGGCTTGATCCACCAGTTTATAGGCAGGTTGATAAAATCTATGGATTTCTCCTTTTCAACCCCGAATCCATACGTGAATATTTTTACCATGTCATCAAGGAATGATTGATATTCAGCTGAGTCAATCATCGCTTTCTCGTAAGCCGGGGAATATAGTATCTTCAACGCCGCCGCCGGCAGGTCACCGGACTTTAACTCCGGCGGGATTACGGCGAATGATTGCTCATATATCATTTTGTATAATGTATCGAGCTGCTTGACGAATGACTCTGACGCGTCCGGTTGCGACAAGAACGATGCCTTGTCTTCCGGGCCTCCGGTGATTATCTTTACGGATCCGTTCAAATCGTGTTGCATAGCCATGGATTCTGATCCTTCGCCTTGCAAGTACATGATGGGGAACCCGAACGCTTGATTGTTCTGGGCCATCTGGGAAAACGACATCTCATAACCGTCGCACGCGTCTTGTGAGGGGCTCCAGCATGCCCCGTCCTCATCCCGTCGATAAGCGATTGGAAGGAAAGGGAAACCATGAATGGATTTATCCACCAGCTCGTATCCATCGATCCCAAATATCCCCAATATTCTATTTATAGCCCCTTTAGCTCCTTTCTCGGCACGTTTATAGCGATACAGTGTCGTGTTGTCCCATACCTCTAACCACTCGATAATACGATTCCCCAGATCGTCGTAATCGTAGTATGAACGGGCGAAAAGATTCATCTTGTTCGTTATAGGATCATAATGTGGATAAAGGGTATCCCCGTTCTGGTACGATAAGGTTTTGTATCCGAACTTACCGTCCCTCAAATATCCGACCATGGCGGCGTCTCCTGTCATTTTTGTTGATTTTACGGCCTCGAAGAAAGCTATCTCCATGTTTTTCTTCAACCACCCCTCTTTAAACAAGAGGAAATCCTTTATCTCTTTCTCGGAAGGCTTGTCTTTGGTTAATTCGAATTGTATGTCATTGCCGCACAAATGGACTGTTTGTTTCACCGTTATTATTTGCTGGAAGGCGAAAGAGTAACGAGGGACAAGCTCTTTATATATACGTCTGCTGGTCTTGCCCGTGGGTTCTCCATTCTCGTCAAGGACAGGCTCTTCCTCCATCCTGTAAATATCAGGATAAACCTCGTGGTCATTGATGACATGACCGGATGGATAGTATTCCCTCATGAAATCCGATTGGGTTACCATCGTGTAGTAACAAGGATCATCCTTTGAGAACGGTTCATTGTCCGCCATGAATGTCCCATGCCTCATGTAACCTTCGGGCCTAATCCTTTTCCAAGGTCTTTTCGTCTTGATCTCTCTCTTATCCATATTTATAAGGGTTTATAGGACACGTATCTAAGCATCCCCTTAGGTTTGAAAATCTTTTTTTTGTTGATCTCGAAATACATGCGGTAGATAAGCGACTCGAAAAAGTCGGGAGAATAACCTACCGCCTTTATCATCCCGTCTTTGTTTATAAGCTCGAACCCGCCGATATTTGAGTTGTCCTTGTGCCGTATGCACTTGCGTTCTTTCATCAGGATATCCTTTAGCGGGACTTTTTGATATTTCCCCTTTTTGCCGGAGAACTTTAAGTCAAGCAATCTAGGCTCAATGGATATCTTGCCGTCCTGTATATAGTGCGCCAGCATCTCGGCGCATTGCGACTTCACGTTTTTATATGATTTCTCGAACTGTTTCTCCGGTTTTTGAGTTCCCGTGAATTTGATGGCCCTTTTCACGTGCCCCGATATGGCTTGTCCTACTCCCCAGTAGTCATATATAACGTTTTCTTCACGGACTCCCCACTCATCCAGTTTTGCCTTGAACATGGTTTCCGTACTGGCTGAGTTTTCTCGCATGACAAACACGTCCTTGATATGCAAGTCTACCCACAACCACATAACGCAGAAGTCTCCGCCTTCAAAAGCTATATCCGCAGATACGTAGCGGATGCCTTTTTCTATTTGGGCCGGGGTGTTAAAGAAGAGGTCTATGTCTGACATCTTTATGAGATCATCTCCTGTATTTTTAAAGTTCCAGTTCCCATCAAGATCCCTTGATCTTTGTTCTTCGTCTTGCTGAACAAGGCTGGAAACGTAATTGGGATCTGACCCTATAAGCTTTATATTTTCTTCTAATTTCCCCCTGATGAACGTGACGGATTTGATATACATCGTTACTTTGTCAAACCCTAACTCTTCAAATTCGGGCTTCCAATGCCTGTCGATTATATTTTTACATTGGTCATAAACTTCTTCTGGCGTATCTCCCCAATATATAGAGTCTGGCGTATCTCCATCCATAAAGCAATATCGTATGACACCATCTCGTTCATCTATTGGTAATCCGTCTTCGCCTATCCACCAATCAATAAATTTACGAACCCAACTATCAGGATCGGGATTGCAAGTCCCTACCATACGATTACGAATCCCCCGGGCATTCCTATTACAAGTCATTAAAAACTTGAATTTCGCGTATTCCATTTGAGGTATTTCGTCTATAGCTATATAAGCGTACTGTTTCCCTCGGAAACGTTCTTTGAAGTCTGCCACGGTATCAGAGAAATGAGAAAAAGCGAGCGACCCACCTCTATAAAAATTCCAAGTCATATCACTTTGGGATTTATTGTATTTGCCATATTGGTTATAGAGATGATATGATTCCTTTTCCAAGTTGTCAAAGTCCTTTTTCTCTTTCCTGAAAATCAGGGCGTTAAAATAACGGTTGTTGATGTCTTTTATCCCCTCTAAAAGCATGGCATAAGTTTTTCCACCACCGCGATTACCACCCACGAAAGTTAAGTCGGCATTGCTCCCGACAAATCTCTCTTGCGACCCTTTTTGGGGAATAATTTTCAGAGGATTTGCTTTCTTTCTGTCTGCCATACGGAATGCGTCTATATACTCATAAGAATATACAGGATCGCCAGAATCCGTTTTTATGCCTTTCTCTAATATCTCCATCACGAATAAAAAAAAGGCCGACAGGACATTATTTTAATGTCTTATCGGCCCTCTAGGAACTCTATTACTTGTATACCGCAAATATATAAATAAAATCTATCTGTATTGTTGTTTATATAGATAATATCTATTATATTGCGCAACAATATAAATATATATGCTTAAAATATCGACAAGGATAGATGACACGGAACCGGAAAGGCAGACCATGATGGTGGAATGCCCGTATTGTGGAAGAAAGATGGTAGACGTACAATACGCATCCGGGGTAACGCTATTGAGAATCAAATGTACACGATGCAAGCATTATGTGAAAATAAATATGACAGAATAAGGGAGTATTAGAATTTAGGTACTTCTTTTATTAAATAAAGAGCTTCATAGAGAGCCGATTGTAGCGATTAATCTCGTTACGGTCGGCTCTTTTTGTTTATAAACAATTGAAAAATGGAAAAAGAGACCCTTTTGACAGGATTTAAAAATTTGCTCGGAGAACCCGGAGCAAATGGATACTTCGGAGACACCGGAGTGACAGCTAGGACGCTTGACGCTTACGTTGATGCCCTTTTGCCGACAATCTCGTCTGATGACACTGTGAACGACTTGTTTTATCAGTCTCATGCGAATGTAGTCAAGGCGATGGGTGGACAAATGCGCCACGAGCAAGCTGAATTCGTGAAGAACTACAAGCCCCAAGGCGGTGGAAATGGATCTGATGCCGCCTCTCAAAACCAGCCCCCCGCAAACAGCGGTGGTGATGATTTGTTGAAACGGCTTGAGGCTATCGAGAAGGAACGTGAGCTTGAAAGGAAGACCTCCATTGAAAAGAGCTTACGTGAGAGAGTTATTAATAAAGCTAGCGGGTTGAATGTGTCAAACAAGGCGTTATGGGAAGATGTGGCTAACCTCGTCCCTATTACTGAGGACATGGATGAATCCAAACTGGAGGAAGAGACAAAACGCTTGTACGAGTCAAAACTTAAGGCTTACAGCGGAGATGGGGCTACACCGTACAGAGGCGCAGGAGGAAGCGGAGGCTCGGAAAATACGTCAAAGGCTTTGGATGATTTCTTCGCCAAGAAAGCGCAAGAAGGCAAATTCCCCTCAAATTCTAAAAACAATTAAAAATGGGAACATTAGGAAACACTTTTGGCAGAGGGCAAAAAGAATATGGTTCCGGGAAAAATATCTGGCATGAGGTGAGAGGTTCCTTCCCTGTCGGGGGAAGCATCTCCAATATTTCGGATTTTAAGGGCAAAGTTATCCCCGCCGGATCCATGTGTGTGCTTGATCAATCGGCTCACACGATTAAAATAGTAAAAGCGTCCGAGATAAAGACGGCATCGCAATCAGAGGCTACGGTAGAGCCAAAAACGATCAAAGGGCTTTTGTATCACGATGTATACGTGGAGAATGATACTACATACGCCACGGGCAATGTCGTGTTCTCGGGGGAGATTTACGCCGATCGTCTAGCGGAAGAGGTTCCGGATGAGGTATGGGCCGTTCTTCCTATGATCGTACCTATTCATGAATCATAAAAGGAGGTGAGAGATGAGAAACATGGTATCTAATTATTACGATCTAATGACATTCGGGTTGGGAGGGGCTACTTTTCAGCAATTTGTCGATCGTTTCTTGGAGAAATATAATTCTCCTCAGACTGACGGATTCACTTGGGATCCGGAAATCCAGTTGGATTATACATACGAGCAGTTGCTATCGTCACTTAATATCGCCACGCTCCCTGTCTATGTGGACGAGGCATCCGAGGGTTTGGACAAGTCATTCGGTGAGTTCAAGATAGGCTCCAATAAGATCCCTACCCAGAAACATCGTTATCCTATCAGCGCAAAGATGATGCGCGAGAAAATGTTGATGGTTCAGCGTTTCGGAGACGCAGCTTTAAACTCAAGCACTCAGGAAGCGTTGATGGATATGTTGTTCACGAGTACGGACAACTTGCTTATGGGTAACAGGAACGCTTTGACCCATCAGCGTATGCGTGTCGTGTCCACGGGACAGTTCACTATCGGAGTCGATAACAACCCTCGTGGTATTACCGGTTTGACATTCGATTTTGGTGTCCCGGCAGCGAACAAGGAGACTTTATCCGGCGAGAACAGATGGTGGAAAACAAATACGCATACAACGGCGAACGAGGGTAGCGCTTCCGATCCCCTGTTGTTCTTGAAAAACAAAGTGAAAGATATGCGTAAAAAAGGCTTTCCTGTAGGTCATTTTGAAATAGCCTCGGACTTGCTGGACGACTTGTTGACTCATAGCAAGGTGTTGAGCAGGATCGGGTTAGCCCTCTATCCTAGCGCCGCTGGTGCTAGTGATCCTGATGCGGTGGCATCGCAGTATGCTCAAAATATGACGGATGAAGGCAAACTGGACGCTATCAGACGCATTATTGGCGCATCTCTTATTCCTCGTGACAGCATTGCCGCCGTGGACAAATTCGACAGTGACACGAAAGCCTTGAAAACGGAGACTATCGAGAACTTCAACCCATTGAATGTCTCTTTCGTGCCGGATGGTCAGGTAGGTACGATCAAGAGCGTTCAGCCAATGGTGTTCACTGACGATCCTACCCAGAGAATCGCTTGGTTTGACGATGGCAGGACGTTGTTGACACAGCGTTTTGAGTCAAAAACGAAGTCTATGTACGTGGAAAGCGAGATGGCCGTCTTGTGTGTCCCGAACATGCCTCAGTATATGTGCGTTTATACGGTAACAGCTTAGAGGTATGACTTGTTATTCTCTAAATACCGAGCGAACGGCCGAACAGTATGTTCGTGGTGTGGTTAATATGGAATTAGGTGATGAGATAATCGCCAATATTCTTTTAGACCGTCATGTATCACCGGATTATCTGGCCTCAGATTTAGATCTGAGAACCAAGATGCTGTTGAAGGCGGATGTCTATATGGCCTGTTCTGTCATGCCAAGCGTCGCCGTCAGCGTAGATGACGCCGATGGAAATTGGAGACATAAAGAAGGGGGTGGCCAGATATCCGAGACGGACAAGAGAAGATGGTCCGCTATCGCTAATAACATATACGCTCGGTATGGGGAGATCAGCCATGCTTCAAGCGGGCCTCGTGTGCGTGCCAGAGGCATGAGAATATGGAGGAGCTACTATGAAGGGCAATAATCCAAGATATCCGCATACTTGCGTGATTTACCGGATAAAAGGGGCGACCCAGTTCTCGGAGGGGGAGAAGGTATCTCTATATGAGGGTGAATGCCGGAAAGAGAGCAACACCTCGATACGCAATTCCTATTCCGATAATGTCCCTAAAACGGATTATCGGGTCTCGATGCCCGGATTCGTTGAAGGGATATTGCCCGGGGACATGATCGACGTGAGGGATCGGGTAAGTTTGTGGACGGGCATTCTTATAACAGACGTGAACATTTCCAATTTCGGGACGGAAGTATTTTTCAACATCTCTAAGAATTAAGGATATGGATAACAACAAGGTTTTAAACGAGGGCTTGAAGAAAGCGAAACGGATTATTAATGATTATTTGTATTCCGCTATTGAGCGTTCGTGTTCCAAGCTGATTGACGATGCCTTGAAGGAAAGAGAATTTGAGGGTTTTACAGGTAACACGCAAACATCTTATGCTTGTGGTATTTACTATAATGGCGGATTGATCGGTATGGTAATATCTGGAGATACAATGCCTAAGCCAGTAAGCTATAAGGTTAGATATAGGAAAAAAGTACGTTTAGAAAAACCATATGAAGGCAAGGCGCGTTCTGTAACAGGGCGAGTAAAAGTTGATAGAGAATATGGCTATGATTCTGCTGTTGATTTTCTGCATTCTTATAGGCCTTTTGTGACGAAAGGTTTTTCTGTTGTTATGACTACAGGTACTGAATATTCCAAGTATTTAGAGAATGTTAAAAACCTGAATGTTTTAACTATGACCGGAGGTGCTTCTGCTAAAATATTGTTGAAAGAATTAAAGTCCATATCCACATGAAGGTTAGCCGTTTCTACATATCTCAAATTTTGGAGGAAGTTTGCTCCTTGTTATCCGATGTCAGTAAGAACGTATCTGCTAGCAATCGTAAATCTGCGAGTCAAAAGCTGATGCAGGACTTTATCGTTGTCTCTCTCCCTGTCAACGTTCCTGATAGCAATGTCATGCAAGATACGACTATCCGCTTTGACTTGGCCGCTAGGAACATACAAAACGGATTGGAGAACACATCCAAATTGCAAAAGATGCTTGATTCTGTTATATCATATTTCCCGATAAAATCAGGAAGCGGCAGGTTCTCTGTTACCGACCCTGTTGTCGTACTAAAAGGTGATGACGGGCTTGGATTCTCTCATTGGCTTATTAACGCTGAGTTGCGAATAAATCAAACTGATTCATATAAGTATTAACATAAAAGATAAAAGACATGGCAAAAATAACTGTTACCAATCAATTGAGTGCGCTAAGGGCTGTCTTTAACAAGATGGACGAGGTGTATTATAGCAAGACTCCCTTGACCGTGGCTAAATTAGCCTCGGCCATTACTGTAGATATGGAACTTCCCGTATTGTCCGATGGCGTGACATTTAATACGGGAGAGCCGGAGACCACGGAAATCAAGTTGACTACCGGGGCTAACTGGGTGACACGAACGGAAAAGGGCGATTCGGATATATCCCTTCAGGTGGCCAGCTTAAAAGGGGTTATCAACGACCTGTTCATGGATAAAAAAGAGGATATCGCATCTACCAGTAATTTGGCGGAGGATGAGAATTATTCCGGTGCAGCGTATAGCATGGCTCCCAAGAAGATTTCCGGCGCTCTTATCATGATGAGTGACAACAAGGATGTCATCGTGATCCTACCGAGCATCGAGATGTATGGAAGCCTTGTCGTTGCGGATGGTGACAACCCTGCTTATTTCAATGTAACCGTAACCCCATTGGAGAACGAGGATGGTTCCGACATTTTCATTTTGGAGAAAGAGGCAGCTTAAAAATTAATGGGCTGTCTTAAACTCAAGACAGCCCTTATTCATAATCCTATTTTTTTATGGCAGGGAAACTAACAGAGCCTTCAAGAAAGGATGAGCGGGCGATGCAAGAGGTCAGGACGGCCTCCAAGAGCACGATACGATGGGGAAGGATAAACTTCAAGATTGGATGGATGCGCCCTTATACGTTGGAGAAGATCACCGACGTGGCCTTGAACTGTAAAAACGACAATGAGGTTCCGGCCAAGACGGCGGCCTTGATCCTTTTGAATGGTTTAATGTCTATTGTATTGTTTTATCGTATACTATGGAGAGTTCTTTATCATTATGTGCCATCGGAGGTCCTAGCGGCCATCATTACGGAAGGTAAAAAAAAAGAAGCGTCGCTCATACAGGACTATTGGATGTGTATCATATTAGCGACCGCGATGAGAGACTCGAAGATGAATATGAAGAAGGAGGAAGCCGATCGTATCCTTCTCGAACAGCGTACGGAGAAGCATGGACAATAGGTGAGAAGCACCCTAATTTAATGGCTTCTAGGTCTTTCTTTTTCGGGCTTTTGACCATTTCTATGTATGAGTACAGATGCGTCCTTTCTTGCGCTCAGATCGAGCTTCTTACTATAGACAAGCCTGTAATAAATTACGGGATGGACAAAGATGGGAAAAGAGATAAGAGAGGTCATGACTCTAAGCGCCCAAGCAAGCAACAAGTAATCAAGAAAACAAAAGAATGGGAAGATAAATATAAGGATGGATCAAAGCCTGTAATCGATCTTTCCCAGTTTATAATAAAAAAGTAGAGGCATTATGGGAAGTCTTGGTAAACTATGGTTCGAATTAGGATTAAAAGAACTGACAGATAAAGATATAAAAGCTGTAGAGAAACGTTTGAAAGACTTGGATATTCAAGTCGGTTTAAATGGCCAATCTTTGAAATCCTCTATAGAGAACGCTTTAAGAGGGCAACAGTTTAAGATTGATGTCGTCGTGGATAAGGCTAATACCACTAAACTTATTCAAGACGCAATTGCCAAGGCCGGGATAAATACGAATGTCTCCGCAAGTGATGTCCGTGCTAAACGGATCGAGGAGATAAACAAGCGCATCCAGAACTCATATGATGAAAGCCGGGAAAAGATTAAAAAACTACAAGAGCAAGTCAGAAAGCTGCGGGGGGAGTATAGTAATACGTCCTCTTCCGCAAGTAAGTACGCAGGATCCCTTGGAGGAATAACCAAGAATATGCGTACGCAATTCAACCTTGCGGTTCAACTCCGCAATCAGTTGGCGAATATATATTCCGTATATGCGGCAGAAAGATTCTTGACTCAAATAATCGAGATAGGCGGAGAGTTCCAGAAGCAGCGTGTGGTGTTACAGACCATGTTTAAGGACGCTACCAAGGCGGACGTACTGTTTGGCCAGATCAAGGAGCTTGCGGTCGTTTCCCCTTTTGAGTTCAAGGAACTCGCCGGATATACGAAACAGCTTGCCGCCTTTAATATCCCTTATGAGGAGATGTATGATACGACAAAACGCTTAGCGGATATCTCCGCCGGCGTAGGTGTGGATATGGGGCGTATCATCCTAGCTTATGGACAGGTGCGATCCGCCGAGTTCTTGAAAGGGACAGAGTTGCTTCAGTTCACGGAGGCCGGCATTCCGTTGTTGGAACAACTAAGAAAAAAGTTTGAGGAGCTAGGTGAAACCGGAATAACAGTAGGAGATGTCTTTGATAAAATATCCAGAAGAGAGGTCTCTTTCCAGATGGTTAAGGATGTCCTTTGGGACTTGACGAATGAAGGCGGTCAATTCTATAACATGCAAGGCGCTCTAGCCGATACTCTCGCCGGTAAATTAGCGAACCTACGTGACGCTTACGATGTGATGCTCGCAGATATAGCACAGAGTAACAATAGCACGCTAAGTAAAGGGCTTGACCTGATAACCGATACGATGAGTAATTGGGAGGAGTTATCTAAATATATATTGAGTGCGGTTTCCGCTTATGGAAGTTATAAGGCCGCAATCTTATTGCTTACCGCGGCTTCAAAAGCATGGCTTGCATTAGAACAATTACAGACAATAACCAATTTGACAAGAGCCATGCGGGGATTATCGCAAGCAACGAAGGCGCAATCCGTTGCGATGGGAGTCCTTAATGCTGTCACAAAATCAAATCCTTTTGTAATCATTGCAACTGCTATTGCCGGATTGACCGGTGCATTCTTTTTATTTTCGGATAAAGCTAAGGGCACGCAAGAAATAATAACGGACCTAAATGAATCGCTTGGTAAGCTCCAAACCAATTTCGAGGAAAATAAGGGTATGGAAAAGCTAATAGATGAATACGAGTTATTATCTAACAAGCAGAATAAGACAACCGAGGAATCAAAGAGATTGGAAACCATAACAACCTCTCTTAAATCTCATTTTAAGGGTGCTTCCATGGAGGTGAACGCTTATAGTGGATCATTACAGTTGTCTGTTCAGAAAATGCGAGAATTGAATGCCGAACAAAAGCGTAATTATGAAATATCAGCACGCCAAGGCTTAAAAGAGGCGGAAGAGAGGGCACAAGAGCTTCGGGACAAGATCAAATACATAAACATGGTGATCAGCAACGGAAGCGGACGCTTCCATGTCGGGGAGGCCACCAATATGGAAGATATCTTTTATTTTGGCTATGTGACAGACAAGGATCTCGCCGAAATGGCCGATAATGTCATAAAGTACGAAGATGAATTAAAAAGATTAGAGGAGTCTTCTAAAAATACGAAAGAATTCCTTGATAATTTAGGCAAAAGTGACAAGAATATCAATGGATTGAAAGAGGAATTAAAAGGATGGAGAAAGTCCGTATCGGATTTCGTGTCCGGGAATAATAGCTTGAAGCACCTAGTGCCAAAAGAGGATGATGATTACGCCGCATGGCTAAAGAAACTAAAGGATGAGTTGAGCGACGCAAAAGACGAACTGGCCCGGAAAGAGGGGACAAAAGGACTTTTCTCTGAGGATGATATAAAGGCGGACAAGAGGCGTATCCAAGAGCTTCAATCGGTCGTTGACAAGTTCAATATATCCGTGAGTGGCAAGAAAAAAGGCAAAGATCCTATAGCCGAGAAATTTCAGGAGCAAGTTCGTCTGATAAAAGAAGCGATGGACACATATAATAAATACGTTTCATTGCTTGGAAAGGAGGGCGCCACGAAGGCGGTAAACGAAGACACCCGTTTCGCCGGCTTGAATTTTGATCCCTATAAATTTAAGGAGTCTCTGAAGAATGTCCAGTCTGAGTTGCAAAAGGTAATGGGAGATAACAAGGATCGGATCAAGGTCAACAAGGAGATTGAGAAGATGTACACGGATATCGATCTGGATAGCATCAAACGTAGCTCCTCGGAAGCGATGGAGGTTATTCGCAGACAAGTCGAGGAGAGTACGAGAAAATGGAATCTGTACAAACAGATATTTGATATCACCGGGGATAAACAGGCGTCGTTAAAGGTAGCTTTTGGCACGGACGCATCATCGATGGATGGTATAAACTCCCAAGCGGATCATTTAAGGGAAGTCCTATTAGAGAAAACAGGAAAGACATATGAGGAGCTAAGCGATTTATCAGAAAGCAAGCTGAAGGAAATGTTAGGTGACACTAGCGGTATAGCGAAGGAAATCGTTGATAAGATAAGGGAAGCCACGAGGAGCGGCTCGGAGGCGGTTATCCAAGATGCCTTGACCATGGTGCAGAAATACGCTGACGCTAACGAGAAGATAAAGGCGCTCGAGAATAAGAGAGAGGACATGTTATCCAATCTCAGGAATACCGATTATTATAAGTCCCTGTCAGAGGAGGGACAAAAGACTTTGGACGCAGGGGTCATTAAAGAATATGCCCAGCAGATTCAATCTTTACGGGAAGAGTCTATCAAGTTATCTCCCATATGGCAGAAGCTGTTCGGGGATACCGCCGCTCTTGGTTATTCCAATATGAGAAAAGTCGTATCTGAGGCTAAAAAGATGATGGATACGGTGGAAGAAATCAAGAATCCTAAAACCGGGGAATCCCAATATGTCCTATCCTATAAGGATGAGAATGATGACATAAAGAAGACTACCGTTTCCTTGGAGACGTATTTGAGATTAGTGAAGCAAGTCTCTCAGGAAGAAAGAAAGCTGAATAAACAAAATCCCTTTCAAGGAATCAAGGACAGTCTTGATGAATATAATAAGGCCCTAAAGGAAGGAAATGAGGAAGAGAAGAAAGAGGCTTTGTCCTCTTTAGGGCAGTACGCCAATGATGCGGCTCAAATGATCAAGGAGGTTACTGACGCTTGGTCTGGTATGTTTGACTCTTTAGGGAACGAGGGAGTATCCGACACCTTATCTTTTGCTGGAGACATGTTAGGTGAGCTTGGAAGTCTAACTCAAGGATTGACCAGTGGAAACCCGATACAAAAGGCTGCGTCCGCTCTTTCCTTTATCCCGAATATTGTAGGCAAGATAGCGCAATTCCATGACAGGAGGCTGAATAGGGCGATTAAAAGATCCCAGTTGGAGGCGCAAAAGCTACAAAACGCCTATACAAATTTGCAAAAGGAAATTGAAAGGCAGTTGGGAGAGGCTTCAGAGAAACAAACGGATGAAATGGTTCGAAACCTTCAACGCCAGAGGGAAGAGATTGAGAGGCAGATGCTAGCCGAGGAGGATAAGAAAAAAACGGATCAATCAAAAATAGAGGATTATAAACAGCAGATAGCTGAGCTTGACGATCAACTGAGATATTTCTATGAGGATTTAGCGAAAGACTTGTACGATATAGACCTGAAAGACTGGGCCGGTAGCATCGCTGATTCTCTGGTTGACGCATTCGCCTCTGGGGAGGATGCGGCGGAAGCCTTTGACAAGACCGTAGCTGATATAATGAAGAATGTTTTGAAAAATATACTTCAAACCCAATACATAGAGACCGCCATGAGTTCCCTGAGAGAGTATTTGTTTGGTAAGGATGGGAAAGGCGGGATTTTGGGCGACGGGACAATGTCTGGAAGCGATATGTCAGGCCTTGTCACGGAATTATCCGGGTTGAGAGATGTCATAGGGCAAAGCCAGAAGGTTTGGGAGTATTTGAATGAGGCGGCAGAGAAGGCAGGGATAACCCTTACCGATACGACTGGTGACAGTGATAAGAAAGGTCTTTCGGCAAGCATCAAAGGAGTGACAGAGGACACGGCAAACTTATTAGGTAGTTATCTGAACGCTATCCGTCATGACGTGAGCGTAAAGCGTAACTTGTTGGAGAATATTGCGGGGAACCTGTTACCTACGATGAGCATTACGGCGCAAGCGCAGCTACAACAGCTTAACGCTATCGCTGCGAACACAAAGGCGAGCGCTGATGCGGCGATTGAGATACAGAAGAGCTCAACCGTAATACAAAACGCTTTATCAAGCGTGATCGTACAAGGAAAGGGCGGGAAAGCTGTAAGAATTCAATAATATATAATCATGGATACAAACAAATTATTTAGCGAACTTGCCGATTTAGGGGTTTGTTCCAGCGGCAGGAGATTGTGGGGAAGAAGCAATAAGGATGTTGATATGATCATCAAGGTCTGGAAACGATGGCCGGAGTATTTCATGGAACACTCCACTCCGGCGTTGGAGATCGTAAGACGTTATTTCGCCTCCGAGCAGGATTTGAAAAAACTGGAAGACAACCGGATTTTTTTAGATCGTCAGATTAATGCCGAACTAGGATCGGAAGACTCCGTATTTGTCATTGGAGATTCTTCCGGGGTGATTAAGATAAAGGATTGGGCTACGGTTAAATTATACTGTTTCAATAACGCTAGCATTAATATGGAATGCGGGTTACATTCTTACGTGAACGTGGAATGCTATGACCAATCTAGATTATCTGTCTTGTCCAACAATGGCACGTGTACGGTTTACGCCTATGACGATAGCTTTATTGATACCCCATGTGAACTGGTGAGGGTAATTCGCAAAGACCTAATTCGTGGACAGGTATTTAATGGAGAGGAGATATATTGAAGCCTTTGGATGATTATAGGTAAAATCTATATTTTGTATCTGTTTTTATAGATTTTATCTATATTGATACTCTATTCTCCAAAGATATTATAGATACGGCAAAGAGAAAGTAACAACAAGATATACAGATGTATAAACCCCTATATGTGCCCTATGTGGGTATCATATAGGGGTTTTTTGTTTCCTTTCTTGCTGATATTTGCAATGTAATTACAAAGCAACGGGCAAAGTACACGCCCCATTCATGAACAAATAATTTATTGTATTATGTCAGAAGAAATAAAACAGCAATTAGATCGGATTGAGCAATATAGTCTATTGGCCGCAAAGAATGTACTTTGCTTTGATGATGTTGCATTACTTACAGGATTGAGTAAGAGCCATTTGTACAAACTTACTTACAGTCATCAAATTCCGCATTACAAGCCCAAAGGGAAACAACTTTATTTCGATAGAAAGGAAATAGAGGACTGGATGAGGCAGAATAAGGTTGCTACAAATGATGAGATAGAACAAAAAGCAACAAGTTATCTGGTTACTGGAAAAATCGGAAATAAATAGGAGGGCTGAACTATGACAGAAAGAAAAAAGGCAGACATAGCGCCCGCCAATTCCCTTTCTTTCGAGGGCAAAGATATAGATTATACACGAGATAAGCAAAGGGTCTTCCAATGTTTATTTACCGTTCCCCGTACAAGGGCGCAAGTAGAGGCGTTAACGGGCATAAGAATCAACAGCGTATGCTATTATGTAGGTTTCTACTCTTGAGCCATCACCGACAAAGCGGCAGGGTTTTGTGGTGATTATGATTAAAATACCCCACCGTGTTAATGGTGGGGTGTGTACATGAATATATTTTTATTCTTTTGTAGCTCGGAATTTCATTAATGTGCCTTCACTGTTTGAATAGTCGATTTCGGCATTCTTACCATTAATTGATATGAATTTAAAACGCTCTGTGATAGGGTCAAGAGTTGTACCAACCACTGTGTTACCCTCAAGTTCCCATGTCCCAATGTAGCTATCGTCAAACATGACAGTTTTATATTTCCCATCACTATTCAAAGTCAAATAAATGTAGCCGCTTGGAATATCAAGACTCTCTCCGTCTTGTTCTGCGAAAGTCACATTCCATTTTCCTACAACTTGTTCGGTTGTTAGCTGGATGTCTTTTTCATCATCATCCGAACACCCAATAAAGGTAAACAATGGCAATATCATTGCCATAATAAATAAAAGATTCTTCATATTTTTTGTAGTTTAAATTAATAATTGGCCGCAAAGTTAAAAACGATTGTTAATATATGCAAATAGGGGGGGGGTAAAATTTGTGTTTTACAACATATTCATCGTTTCCCTATAACTCTTGCCTTGTCTACCTCTTTTTACCGAACAACTCGGAATGACTACCAATTCTAAGCAAGTCGATTATTTCTCCGTCAATCCAAATAAGAAGAAAATCCCCTTCTATATGGCATTCCATACAACCTTTATACTCACCTTTCAACATGTGAGGTTTGTATTCTTGTGGAATCGGATGGTCATTAATAAGCAGATTTGCGATATATTCAAAAGCTGCGATTTTTTTGGGGAATTTCTGAATACGTTTGAAATCTTTCTTAAACTGGCTTGTTGGGCGTAATTTCTTTTTCACTTCATTAATTCCTCCATCAAACTATCCACGCTGTCGAACGTTTCTTTATTCTTGGTCGTGCGTGCTTCCCTTATAGCTGCTATCGTTTCCTCGTTTGGCTCGGAGTATACCGCGTCCATCAAGGTGCTCTCTACGAAATTATTCAGGCTCCTGTTCGTTTTCTTGGCTTGTTCCTGCAAGACTTGCAACAAGTCCTCACGTAAACGGAACGAGGTTTGCTTTCTTATTACTGCTTCCATATTACTTATGTATTATATTGTATCGCAAAGGTAATGCATTGTATGCGGAAAACAAATATTTTGTGGGTTTTCTTTGCCATGTCAAGAATTGTTCGTATGTTTATGGTGTTTAACATATATAATTCACCTTTGCGAGCGGAGTTTGCATTTTATGCTTAACAATATCACTAATCAATAGCAGCAGAATGATAGTATGCAGGTTTCGACGTTAATTCACTAAGTAGATAAGATAAGTTCTCCTTAGATTGGTTTATATAATTGATTTTGCTCTATCTTTATTAATACTATCTTGGATCATTTCTTTATATCTTTTTTTTGTTTCAATGGAAATTATTCGTTTGTTAATAACTTTATTAATGCTGTCTATTTTTGACTTATAATAAAAACGAAGAACTGGACATGCGTTAAAACCATTTTCAGTAATTACAAATAAATCGATGCATTTATAAGGTATATCCCATTCTGCTATATGATGTACTTTAGTTCCCCTCAAATCTATATATCTATCTAATAAACTCCATTTTATATCTTTTCTGCAAAAATCAGGGCTCCCATATTTATATGAATATAAATTAATAACATCACTTAGTATTTTCTCTAAAAGATACGGTTCTTTTTCAAAATTTTTTATCGGATCATTATGCCATAAAGATAAAAGAATAAGTGAATCTCTATAAAATGTTGCAGTATTAATTGATATAGGAATTTCTTTTAAAGGAGTTTCTTCTATATGTATGATATCTGCAGGATGATAACTATGTCTTACTTTAAAAGATGCTATATCTTTGTGATTTTTAGAAAGGCGTTTAAAAGATGTTAAAAAATCCATGTATGACATATTCCAGTATATATTCCCTATAACTCTATCCCCTTCAATTTGTCTAATACTATCTCTTTTATTTTGAACAATATCCTTAATAGAGTCTCTTTCTTGTAAATAAGAAAATGTTTCAATTTTAGTTTGTTTTGAATTACAAGAATAATTTGCACATAATATGACAAATGTTATTAATGAATATATAGTTGATTTTTTTATATTACAAATATGCCTCATCTTTTTATGTAATTAAATGATGTTACAAATGTATGTTAATTTGTTTTGTGCTCAAAAAAAAATGTCCAAAATCTTTGTGCTTTAACTATTAGTTCTTATTTTTGCAATGTCTAAATTTTAATCGCGGTATGTTACCGCTGGCTTATGTCAGCGTTTTTTGTGCCTATACATATATAATATATTGTTATATAATGATATAACTGCGCCGTGTCGTGGAGTAGAAATACCCACGGAGCTTTGCGATTAAGGCTTAGACAACACGTAGCGCAGTTTTTTTATTGTCTAAAATTAATCGTTATGAAAGAATTAAAATTATTCAAGTCTCCTATCTTTGGACAAGTAAGAACTATTGTTGTCAATGCCCAAGTTCTATTTGCCGCAACAGATGTTGCGAAATGTTTAGGATACGCAAATCCTAAAGATGCCGTAATAAGACATTGTAAATCAGATGGGGTCGTGTTTTGCGACCTCATAGATACAATGGGTCGAAATCAGAAGGCCAAATTCATAACAAAAGGTAATGTAATCCGGCTTGTTGCCAGTTCTGAACTTCCACAGGCCGAAAAAGTAGAAAGCTGGATCTTTGATGAAGTCATTCCGTCTGTATTAGAAACCGGAGGCTACATCGCAACCAAAAACGACGATACCCCGGAGGAAATCATGGCTCGTGCTCTTACTATCGCACAGGCAACCCTTGAAAAACGAGAAGAACGGCTGAAACAGCTTGAGGCCGACAACGCCGCCAAGGACGAGACGATCTCCATCCAAGCTGAACAGATCAAGGAATCCGCCCCCAAAGTAAAAGTCTATAATGATTACATATCCTCTTCCGGTACATACACGGCTACCCAGATAGCTAAGGAGTACGGCTGGGGAGCGGAGACATTGAACCGTAAGCTCAAGGAGATGGGTATTCAGTACAAGCAAAACGGCCAATGGCTGTTGTATGCCAAGTATGACGGTAACAACTACACGAGATCGATCCCTAGGACATATACCAAGTCGGACGGTGTGATTGGCACGCAGATGCAAACTGTGTGGACATCCAAGGGACGGGAGTTTATCCATGAGATCCTGCCTTTGTAGGTGATATTAATTAGATTATAATAATTTGTGACTTAATAGATCTTAGAGGTACGATATAAAGGCGTACGGCCAAGACTTTAACCATTTGTGACTTGAAAATAATTGTGAAATATTAAAAGATTGATTGAATATGAAAGAGAATGAGATTAAAAGCATCGTCGTGAAAGCCGACGGTAACGAGATCAAGGTTGATCATGCGCATGAGTTGGTAATAGGGAACTTGACCATAACCCCGGAAATGATGAGAGAGATAAAGAGGATGTCCACTTGCCTGTTCTCTAAGGATATGGACGATATGATAGATACGCTTATCAATTTGAGTTGCGAGGGTAATTACGAGGACGGGTATATCATGGACAAGATGAGGGCCGTGTCATGCGTGAGGGGCTTCTTGATGGATATCGAGAAATCAAGACCAAAAGATTAATATATTGCATAGATATTATCTATATTGTTTTATTGTGATATAAATATTATCTATATTTGCTTTCATAATAAACAAGAGCTTCGAAGAGAGCCTATGACATGATGGTTGATTCCATCCTGTTGTAGGTTCTCTTTTTTTGTTATGGGAACAGATAGAGATACACTGATATTTCAAAAGGCGAATGGATCGGAAACGAAGGATCTATACGCTGACTTTGGCGTCAAGACTACCAGCGTGCCATTATTCGTCCCTCTTGAGACAAAGGAGTTGCCTTCCCGTGACTGGAAGGATGAGGACGGAGAGGACGTTTATTTCCCGGACGTGGCTAAATTAAAAGCTTATGACATTGAGATATCCGTGGTTTATAAAGGTTCGCAAGGCTCTTTTATGGCCAAGCAAGAATCCCTGTTCAAATATATGACAACCAATGGCTCAGAGCTCAACATATACTCTCCCTACTCATATACGGGATGCAAGGGGGCTTACTTTAAAGGGTTCAGCGATTTTGATTTTACGAGCGATGTAAGGTTAGGGGATGTCGCTGAGTTTAAGATGAAATTTAGGGTGACCAAACCGGAGGAGCAATTTATCATTAGGTAGTATGGGGTGGATTGTTTACGATAAGACAGGTGAAATAAAACGTTGTACGATCAAGGAACTAGAGTATAACGGATCGTTTATGGGCGAAAGGACAATATCCTGTTCGTTCGAATCCCCAGTCGTGATAAATTTCGCTATAGGCGACTATTTGACTTATAGGGGAGAGGTTTTCTATTTATATTATACCCCTTCCCAAACGAAGAGCGCTTCTTCTGGCAGTGCTCAAGACGCCTTTGAGTATGATTTGGTATTCAATACGGTAGATGTAGAGTTACAAAATTGCCAGTTATTGGATTATGTCCCGTATGGCAATGATTATCATTACCAGCCTAGTCCGTCTTTCTCATTTGTAGGTACCGTCAAGACCTTTGCCGAGAGGATACAGGCGAACATGAACCGTGATTATCCGGGATGGACTATTGATGTCTATGAGGGCGTTGAGACCGAGGAAGCTGAAATACAGATAGACAATACCTCTTGCTGGAACGCCCTCGTGATGATCAATAAGGAGTTTGGGCTAAATTTCCTCGTTACCAAAAGAAGGGTGAGGATCGGATACCCAGAAGATTCCTTGAATCATACTTTTTATTACGGTAAGGATAACGGTTTATACCAGATAACTAGGGATGTCAATGCTGACGAGGCGATTGTCACTAGGTTGTACGCTTATGGGGGCGAACGCAATATACCTTCTGATTACAATAAGCGAGAATCGGACTTCTCTGGCAATAGGAACTTGATGTTACCCGGTTATCTGGAGACAGGCAAGAGCTATATTGAATCGAAAAATATCTCCGCTTATGGGGTAAGGGAATACACCCAATTATTTGAGGATATCTATCCTTCTATAGCGGGTGTGGAGTTACCCGGTATAGGACGAATAGATGAGCTTGTCTCCGCTGAGAAAATAACGGAAGAAACAGAGACGTCGGGTTCTTTCAAGGTGACGATCAAGAACATCGGATTCAATATCAAAGATTACTTGACCTCAGAGACGGCGACGATATCAATACGAAGCGGAAATTTGACAGGTTATGAGTTCGAGATTGTGGAAGTGATTCAATTGGAGAACGGTAACTATGAGATAACGCTTAACAAATCCACAAGAGACAACTTCCAAGTCCCTAATGCCGGACAGAATCTGTCAACGGGAGATCGTTTTATCTTGCTGAATATCACGATGCCAGATAAATATGTAAAATATGCGGAAGATAAGCTATTAAATGCGGCTACTTCCTATCTGGCTGAGCATGATCATGTGACCTATACTTACGATATAGGGGTAGATGAGATATACATGGCTCGAAACGGGAATCTGCACGATTTGATTAGGGAAGGCATGAGACTCCCATTGTATGACGCTGATTTTGGAACAGATTATAGCATTATTATCCAGAGCTTATCCATAAAAGAAGGTGGGGTTATCCCGGTTTATGAGATATCCCTTAGCGATAAACCGATAGCTAGTACGATTGATAAGATTTGGGATGCCATTGACAACGTTCGGAATGAAGGATCCGTTTCTAAGGGTGGATATGTCATTGGGGGAGGATTATCGCCCGAAGAACTTAATAAGAAATATTTAAGGAAGGATGTCAATGACACGGCTCATGGTGAGATCATCTTCGACAAGAAGATAGGTTCCTCCATCTTCCTCGACGGCATGGATGGCAAGGGCTGGGAGATAAGAGACAAGTATGCCATATTTGATGAGGTATGGTTCCGTGAAAATGCCTTATTCAATGGACATACGGGTTCCCATACGTTTATATCCGGTTTCCCTAATGGCTTCGGTTGGGATATTGCTCCATATAAACGGGTTAACTCGGCTGGTGTAGAGGAACAGAAATTCCGTTTAGAGATAGACGATATAAATGTGAGAGGCAGTCTCCGGGTCTATGAGTTCATTGTCTCTCAGCTTCGTGGGGAAAATGACAACGTGATATTCTCCGGGATGATAAAGGTGGAGTATTATGATCATGCCACTGGAAGGATTTACTTGGACACGGGGAATGGCTTACTCTACAATCCGTTCCGTTCGGGGGATATCTTGATGGTCCAGCGTTTCGGGGGAATGCCGACTGTGGAGAATGATTACAATATCATCAAGCAATACGAACTTCGGGTTGATCAAGTTGGTATCGGTAATTTGTCGGACGGCGAAAATCGTTTGGACTGGATTACGTTTGTCAACTTTGCCGGTGATAAAGCCGACATTGCGCAAGGTGATGTATTGGCCCGTGTAGATAGCGTGGCCGATTCTACCAGAAAGGGTATTGTCAAGATCACTACGATTGACGAAGTGGGAGCTCCGTATATGGATGTCGCGTATGGAATGAAGACCGATCCCGATAATGCTACCAAGGCACGTGTCGGCAATCTTTCGGGGATAAGGACCAAGAGCGGTATAGATTTGACTGGCGTTTGGGGTATCTACGGTAACGGTGCCTACTTTGAAAATTCGACCTACATTCTTGATACAGGGAATACGATAGAGCAGGAGTTTAGTGTCATGGACGGGAAGTTTGAGAGCTCTATAGAGGGTATCAGAAACGATATGTCCTTGGAAGCGGGTAATATATTACAAAATAGCTCTTTCTCTAAAAACACGGATTATTGGGTGACGGAGAACTCCATAAGCTTTTGGGGGCATGACGGAGCGTTTATTTACGCCAATGATTCTTTCCTGTCAGAGAAGAGCGGAGTCTCTGATATCTATCAGGATGGCAGCAGAAATGTCTTGCGTATCAAGGGCTCGTATATCCTCCAGCGGAATGAGGTCATAAACATACCATCCCATGAGATCGAGGCGGCTGAATATGACTATTCCTTCTCGTTACATTACCGGGTTGTTCAAGCGGGGACATTGGCTGTGGGTTTCGAGGGGTCCGGTCTTTATGTCTCCATGTCCTTGGAGCCGTCATCCTCATATCGCAAGCTTTCGAAAGCGGGGAAATGGGACGAGCGTGGCGATTTCCGTATTTCATTCGACGGGGAAATACTGATTTATGGTGTTTCCTTGTTTATCGACAACTTGGCGGATTCCATTATCAAGCTGGAGACAAGGATAGAGCAAACAGAAGAGTCCATCAAGCTGGCGGCGACAAAGGAGTACGTGGACGAGGAAACAGGCAAGGTTTATACCAAGTATGATTCTCAATTAAATATTACTTCGCAGCAAATATCGGCCGTATCAACGAGGGTGGATAATATAAAGAACACGATAGACACGGCGGGATGGATAACGTCCGCGGAAGGAAACACCTTGTTTGCCGCCAAGAGCTTGGAGGACGGAAACAAGATAATATCGTATATCAACCAGACGGCAACGACCACCACCATTAAGTCGAATAGGATCAACCTTTTGGGAGCCGTTACCTATTCTGATTTAGACTCCGCTCTGCAAGATAAGGTGGATGCGGCGGGTGGGGATGCCTTGGATAAAGCCTTGGAAGCCTATGAAAAAGCTTCTGATGCCTATGGCAGAGCGAATAGCGCCCATGAGTTGGCTGATAGCGCAGGCTCAACGGCTTCATCGGCTTATAGCAGGGCAAGTGAAGCCATTACAAACGCCGCGAATGCTTTAAGTGCTGCTCAAGAAGCCCAGACTTCAGTGGATCGACTTCCCGGCTGGAGCAAGGAAGTCGACATTATAACGGCGTTGGAAGACGCTACGGTCATAGTGAAAGGCTATATATCTACTTCCATGATCGACGTGGATAATTTGTACGTGAAGAAGTTGGCTGCAACGGAGGGGACTGTCGGAGCCTTTAAGATAATGTCGTATAAAAGCTTGGAGACAGATGACGCAGACGCTTTTATCCGTATGCACGAGGCTGGACAAGTTTTTACCTTTATATATGCTGGGCATGTAGAATCTCATTCCGGAAAAGGGGCAGCTTTGATTGGAATAGCGGATAATAGTGATTCCATGGCATTGTATACAGAAGGAGGTATAACGTTTAAGGGTTTAAGTACAGTGGCAGAAAGTTCCTACTGGAAGCCTTTATTAATACATTCTAATACGGGGGAGATAAGAAGAAGTTCCTAATATAAAAATAATAATTATGAAAGTGAATTTTCACATAGCATTTAAGAATTCTCAAGGCGAAGAAGCCTTTGAGTGGGTATCTGCCGGAGAGAAAAAGGAGAAACGTTATCAAATGATAGACGAGGTCCTTTGCCAAGGATTATTTGATGGCAAATATATCCACATGACAGGTCGTGACGAAGATGACTCTCGTAGCAAGTTACAAGCATATGAGCTGTATCTGAAGCTAAGACAAGCTAGCGGAGAATTGGATATAACAATCGAGGAGGCCGTATTGATCAAAAAAGTGGCGTTACTCTTGCCTCCGGGAGCGTATGGACAAATTTATAACATTATAGAAAGGGGGAATTAATATGGCACTATCAACATTGTCATCTGTATTGAGAAGCAAATACAAGAATACGGTAGGGGATTATGAGATCTCCTATGAGACAACACGGAAAGCGGGCGAAAAGGTGACAGAGGTATTGGCTTCGATCAAGAAGGGGGAGCTAAGGTTCGGTTATGTAAACATTATGGACAAAGGGAGGAAATCGATAGTATTGGAGGATGGAGTCTCGGACGAAGACAGCAAGGCTATATTGTCAACCGTGATAGACGATGCGGCAAATATTTTCCTTAAACAAGAATAATATACGATAATATGGCTGTAGGGGATCTTACATTATCTTCCGGTTTTACTCTCACGCCCGAGGATTTACGGGCGATCGCCGCTGAGAGCAAAAAGATCTTAGCGGAGGAGTCCAAGGATTTAAGTCAGTACAAGGAGATTGACTCTGTATCCTCCGTGTCCTCTTTGCCCGGTATTTCCGCTAAGGAGGAATTAGTGAGAGTCCCCATGGCTATACTTAAGGGACTTGACGGTAGGGAGATAGAACTAGCCTCTTCGTCTACGGATATCCAATGGAGGTATGTTGGAAATCCCGGATGGAATGTGTTGGTGGAATTATCCTTGCTAACCGGTCCGAAGGGAACTCCGGGAGATCCTCCGGTCGTCTCTATCGGTACGGTCTCCACCCTTCCTTTTAATAGCTCGGCAACGGCTGGCTTTGTCTTGAGAGGGGAGACCCCAGAAGGTATACCTATTTATGCTTTGGATTTAGGTATCCCACAAGGCAAGCCCGGCCAAGACGGAAATGGGGCGGGGAACGTGTTTGTCCCTACGGATAATATCATAGCCGATAGATATTATATTTTTAAATCCTCCGTTGATAAAAGCGCAAACGGGGATTTTATCGAATTGGACAGCCTTGCCTTTGGTGTAGGTCAAAACTACTCGGGTTACAAGAACGCCGAGATATTCAATGACTATGAGAATAACAAGGCGGCAGGAAATTACGCCCACGCAGAGGGTATGAATACCAACGCTACCGGTCCTAGGGCGCATGCGGAGGGTTACGAAACGAATGTGTTCGCTAGCGAGGGTCACGCCGAGGGCAGGGGAACATGGTGCTTAGGAGCGCAATCGCATGTAGAGGGATTATATTCTTATTGTTTAGGAGATGGTTCGCATGTAGAAGGAGAATCAATAGGCACCCAGCCTTATTTTATTGAAAATACCGTAGGAGGCATAGCGGATCGGCCTATTTTTGATACGAGTGGAGAGTCTTTAAGGACTTTCATAGAAGATTACGGAGTCTATAACTCTGAAAATATTGAGCACTCATTATTTTTTGACGCTGTATCTATACGAGAGAAGTTCGCTCTGAACATTTCAATTGGCACCCGAAGCCACCTCGAGGGATGTAACAATTTTATTTGTGATAACACAAGCCACGTAGAAGGATATAATAATATATGCGGTGATTTATATTATTCACATAGTGCCCCAATAGTACATAAGGCAAATCATGTGGAAGGATACAATAATGTTCTGTTTTCGGGGAGAGAATATACAGACCAAAACTTCTGTGTTCATGTGGAAGGATATAGTAATGAGGTTTATCCGGGATGCTCTTTTTCACATGTAGGAGGAGAGTATTGCACTATAGGTAATATAGCCCCTGCAAGGTTGGCGTTTTGTCATGGGAAGTGGCTGCTTGTAAATTCGGATTATGGCGTTTCTTTTGGTCGTTTTAATAAGCCAACACTAAATAATAAAAATGTGCTGTTTTCCTATGGGATAGGACGTGATGATAACTCGCGAGAAAACGCTTTGTCTATATTGGAAGATGGAACTGTATTAATCCCTAGCTTGGAAGATAGGATAAATGATGCTACAGATTCGAAAGTTATAGGTTTAAACAATAAATTTAATAATAATAACGAAGAGCTTAAGGCTATTATAGATGAGCAATCTAATCAGATAAAGGATTTGTTAGCCTTGTTACAGTCCGGAGTTGGGATAACAAAGGCTTTTGTTTCAGGTAGTGTTTTGGTTTTTACTAAAAATATACAAGCGGAAGTGTCGGGTGAAACCTTTTTTATTTCCGATTCGCAAACAACGGTTGCTGATGGAGTATTAACAATCAAATAAATAAAAATATGGGAACAATCAGAAAAATAAATGTAAATGGGCAAGAATATGATTTGGCTGGTTCTGGCGGCTCAACAATGATTTCTGTAACCTATCAGGAGATAGTATCTTTGATTCAGGCAAGCTCTCTTGTCGCAGGGAACAAGTACAGGATCACAGATTATGTAACTAAAGTAAATGATAAATACAAGGCTGTTTCAGCGGAGAAACCTTTTGACATTATCGTCACGGCTAAATCTTCCAATAAACTAGAACGTAAAGCATCTGCCATAATGCGTGAAGGTGATGATTACTTCGCCGGATCAGACCTAGGATCTTGGGAAATATGGTATGATATCAATAATGATACTAAATCGTATCCAATCGCTCATGAGAGTGGGAAAGGATATATTTATAGGCTTATAGACGAATATGGAAATGAGGCTGATTTTGATTTTAAGAACATAAAATGGAAAATAGACTCAAATATTTTTAAAAAGGTGACAAATGGTCCTGTACCGTTTTTTACTTTTACTTTTTTAAATTCATATAATGGCATTAGCGAGGATTCGGTTATGGACGCTTCCTTGGATGGCAAGGCAATGAATAATGAAATATATATTCTTGATAGTATAACCAATACTGCTGTGTATGTCCTTAGTGTGGCAAAACCATCGATAGGTTCTGCCAGGATAAAGAAAAATAGCTCAAATAAGTCTTTTTTCATAGCTGTTAAAGGAACCGTTAACTCAAAAATAGATACTAATGATATGAGATATGGACTTAATATAGATGATGTCGCTATGGAAGTTAGCGGTAATACGGTAAATAATTATGTAGATATATTATTGAATGGCGCAAATTTAATGGTGACTAATAACCTATTTAACATCGAAGGACAGGCTAGACTCCAAATTTCAGGTTCTCTTAAAGGATGTACGGTATTAGGATCTTTTAAAGCTGGATCAGACTATGTCTTTCAAATCTCCGAGAGTTGCCAAGGAAAGATTATTGTGTCCAATGGAGATGGAGAATCTTTTAAAATAATAGACCCCTTCACCCTTCAATAATATGGAAGCTATTCGCATAGGAAACGACATCAATATAGAATGGACCATCTTCCGGGACGGTAAGCCCGAGTCTTTGGATGGCAAGAACATTAGCGTCTTCATGACCAATGGTTACAGGAAGATGGAGGTAAAAGACCTCCACTTCCGGGATAACG